GTTATCACTCCCGGGTAATATCCGGTCCTTTGGAACGGAATGAGGGTAATCGTTGCGGTCACGGTTCCGGTCGCTGTGGCATTGGCGTTTATCGTGAATGTGGTGGGCCCGGTAATGGCGACGATATAAGAGCTCGCTGGGATTCCGCTTCCTGTAATGGCGCATCCGGCAATCAACAGGCTCGTGTCGTCGGGTGTTACAACGGTACTACCTGATGTGAGAGTCACTTCCTGGTCACGGCTGTTCCCGGTGAAAGAAACGCTCGCGAATGTGAACGAGGTGCCCCCTTCCCATGTGAGAACCTTTGGAGCTGATCCGCGATGGACAAAATACATGGCTCCGTAGGTTTGGCAAAATTGGATATCGAAAAGATCAGCCGTTGCCCATGTGGTCGTTATTTCAATTGGAGAGCCGCCCGATTCTATGACGGCGTTATCTTTCCAGATTCTCATTTTCAGGTTGGTGAGCTCGATGATGAAAGCTACCGTTTCGGAGATCACGAACGGGATGAGCCGGGCCGCGCGGTCCCCGGGAACCGCAGTCCCCTTCGGGAGCCCTACATATACAAGCCCAGGCCGGCGGGTGACGCCTCCCTGCTGCATGGGGAACATATTCTCAAGAAGGGAACACGATCTCGCGTAGAGCTGAATGTCGATTCTGGCGCCGATCTTCTCCGACACTTCCCCGCCGGTAAAGTCGGTCAGAAGGGGGATCTGGTTCATGTCTCAAACCACCATCCGGGTTCTTCGGTCTGGGCGGTGTGCTGTAACCCGTCCGTCTTCCAGGCCAGTTGCAGCATGGTCTCGAACTCCGCGGCGCACGCCTTGTACCAGTCGGTTCGGCCGGTAATCTGCGCGACGATCGCCGCGAGCTTCAGGGCGATGGCATCGGTTAGAAGGGGACCCCATACAGCCGGGTCTTCCTCCCGCTTGATGTACCGGAGAATGCATCTATCTTCGTCTGTGTATAGAATCCTGCCCTCGATACCGAACTTGACAGTCACGTCGTTATTGATATCTAAGGCTCGGAGACAATCATCCGGGAGCTCGAATTGATATTTGAACGCTGAATAATTCGGCCGTATGATCTCGAGGGCTACCGTGTCGGTTGCCGTGGCTGCCGCGGAAAGCTCTATGTGGGTAGCGTCCGTGATGCTTGCGATCCTGGTGTCGTCCGGTATCCCAGTCCCGGTTACGCTCGATCCGGCCTTGAGCCCTGTCGTGTCCGCTACTTCTACGGTCTCGTCTCCTGAGACAATATCCCCCGATACGGTTTCGGATACCGCTTCAAGCTCCGCTCGGTCGATCGCCGTGGTCCAGGGGAACAGAATCAAAACCTGGTCACGGATTTCATCGAAGTGCTGGGTACAGATGCGGGCGTTCCGGCTCGAATCCGTCGGAAAGAGGTCGGTGATCGGGAGCTCTCCAATCCGGGAAAGAGCTATGTTGCAGACGGCCAGTTCCGTTGATGCCATGACGGTTTCTCCTCATAGGACAGGGAGGGCCGAGGGCCCTCCCCTTTTCGGTCTTCTTTCAGGGCTTCCCCGCCCCGATTCCCTCGGGGCCCCTGTTCTTCAGGGGCCCGCCGATGCTTCCGGTCGGCGCCTTCACTTCACGGATGAGCTCGAAGTGTGGCTTCATCCCCTGTTTCGGCGGTGCCAGCGGTTCCTGGGCGATGAGAGTGCCCCCGGGCCTGTACAGCCTTCCATCCCGGAAAACCTCTTTCACACATCTGTACTCGTACATTTACAAGCGCCTCCTTCGCGCTTTTATGATCAGGCCGCGATCTGGAGAAAAGCGTCGAACTTCCCGGCAGTGAGCGCCGCGGTCCCGATGGTGTACACCACCTTGACGAACCGGTGCAGCCCTTCCGGGAGTGGCATAGCAAGAACCAGATAGCCAGCTACCAAAGTTGCCTTTCCAATAGCTGGCGTGGTGTAGTGCTGGGTGTAGGAACCGCTTACTGTCGCGCACGATTCGAGCGAGAAGGCCACGGTCGCGGATCCAGAGCTAGTCACTGTGGTATTCACCGCGATGACGAGCTTGAGATTCCTGCCCTTGGCTACCTCGCCGATGGAACCGAGGTCGATGATATTAGTCGAATCGTGGGCGGCTGCCGTGGTTTCCGCCTGGGCGTCGGAGAATATCAGGTGGGCATCGGTCATTCCGTAATTGGTCATATCCTTTTCCTCCTTCCTGCGTTAGCTGATCGCCGTCTCGTCGGTGAGGGCTTCGCAGAGTCTAATGGGGGAATCCTGGAACATGGTTACCCTCTTCCCCCACGGGTCTTTCTCGCCGTAGTGGACATTGGTCTTGTCCTTGGCGAGGATGTTGAACTGGGTCATGATATTCCGGTTGCAGTAGATGACCGCCCTGCTGGGATCGGGCATCTTGCCGAGAGCCTTGATGATGTAGTCATCGTCAAGGATATTCGTGGAACCGGTCTGCTCGATGTTGCAGATTCTCTGCACGCAACGATCGTCGTGGATGACGATACCCGCGTTGATCACGAATTCGACTCCATCAACGGTCAGTTTTTTCCCGGAAGCAGGGCTGGTTACGTATTCGCCGTGGTATTTCACCTCGAGCCCTATCTGGGCGTTCTTCGGGTATACCATATGCACGGCATCCTCTCCCCACTGGATGATCCAGAGAGAAGTGACGTCATCGCCAGATCCGCCTGCGTTGATGCAGTTGTCATTGTCCTTGTCGTTCCACGCGGAGCGGTTGGAAAGCCCGAGAATGGACTTCCGGTTGACGACATTGTTCCCGTAGAAGAACGCGGATGCGAGGGTCTGTCCGAGCCCTTCGATGAAGGCCGCGTCCTCACTCCTTCTTGCTTTCTGCCTGTCAGGAAATCGCTTTAGATATTCGACGTCGATCTCGGAAAACGAGTTCAGGAGCTTGATTGGCTCTTCGCCCTGCTCGGTCTGGCTCGCTTCGAGGTCAACACCTTCGTTGAAATCTCTCCAATTTCCGCCGGGGAGAGATACCCGCTTGGTGAAGACGTGGTTGTTGTCTCCGTTGGCGGCGATCCACAACATTTCCTTGAGGATGTCGTTCCTCTTGGTCATGACCTCGGCCACGTTGAGGATGTCGCCGTTGAACGTGCGCTTCGCCAGCTCCACGAGGGTCAGCTGGGAAGCAATGGTAAGAGTGGACATTGTGATGCCCTCCTGAATGTTCTTTTTCAGGACGGGCTATCAGCTTTAGATACCGGTTCTCCCGTATATCGGACTCTTCATCCCGCCGGTCGGGTTCGTATGGCCGGGAATCCGGTCCTCCCCGATCGTCTCGCCGATCTTGGCGAAAATGCGGATAAATTCCGGGTGATTCCCCAGGCTCGATTCTCGGATAAACTTGACGAATTCGGGACTCCCGTACCTGACAACCGCGTTCTTCATCGCGTTAATCTTCGCCGGATATTCTGCCCCCCATTCATCCCGGAGCGCTTTTTCTGTCAGCTTCCGGGCTTCTACCCGGGCTGTCTCTATCACCTTCTGCTGTTTGTCCAGAAGCGTGGAATACCATCCGAACATCTGCTGCGCCTGCTTCTGTGACAGCCCTTCGGTGAAAGCGGCCTGTTTGAGTTCCTTCACGAGCTCATCGGGAATCTTGACATTGAGATCCTTCGGTACTTCGAGCTTGTAGCCGTCCGCTGTCTCCGGTCTTCCCATACGGGAATAGAACCGGTTCCAGTCCTCCGCGGTTGCTTTTTCACCGGGTACGGCTATGGTCTCGCCGAGCTTCCCTTCCGGTTCGAGGTACGCTTTCCCAAGGTCGCCGAATCCGTTCTTGAACTTCGCCATCTTGGTCAAGGTTTCCTGATTCTTCAGGTCAGCCGGTAGTTGAGCCATCCACGGGTTGTCGCGGAGTAGTTCTTCCACTGAAGCTGGCGCAGAAGCGCTCGCATCAGGTCCCTGCGGTTTCTGATTATCTGCTCCCTGATGGGTTGGCGCCGGATCTGTTACCCCTTGTGAGGTTGGCTGATCGAACGTTACCCCTTCGGTCAACAGGTCATTGGCCGCGCCGTTTTCGTCTGCCATAAAGCAAATCTCCTTATCACGATATGACTGGCATTTCGGTCAACGCGTTTACGGCCATGTTGAGATGCAATTCGATCTCCGGCCGGAATCCGCACTTCCGTAACAGCCAGCACCCGTAATTCCGTAGAATGACTTCCTCGTCAGTCTGGGCTTCTTTCCAGTACCCAAGGGAAGTCAGTAGATATCCAAGAAGCCGTTTCCCGTCTTCTGTCTCGTAAAACACATTCCGTAACACCCTCCGGATTTCCCGCTCTTCTTCGGCTGTCGCTTCCTCTTCCGGAGTTTCCAGGTTGAAGTTCATTTCACCCCGCCTTCGAGAGAGCGCCATTCAGCTGTTCATTCATCTCAGCAATCGGTGATCCTCTCTCTGGTGCCTTCGAGAGCCCGGGTACCGCCTGCGCCATCTGCTGCATCTGCTGAATCTTCTGCTGTTGCTCCAGGGC